CATTTGCCGCCCTTGTTGCCGCAGCAGAGCGTGAGGCGTGTGCAAAGGTGTGTGATGCACGTGCGCTTGAATACGATGGTTTTTCAGCGGAGGGTTTGCCAATCTTTCCAAACTTGTTCTTGAACATCAGGTGGGCAAGCAACGACAGTTGCGCCCTCTCTATTTGGTTTATGGTTATTGGTTATTGGTTCTTGGTTTATGGTTGCTATTGGGGTAGCAATAGGGGGGCTATCCCCACCCTTTAGCCACCTCTTAGCCGCCCCACGTTTACCATCTTCAATGAACTTGCGGTACTTGGCAATTTCATCATCAGCCCTTGGATTGATATACCCATTTTCTGTGGATAAAAAGAATTCATCCAGAACAGTTAGGACTTCTTGTTCATGGTCTTTCATGCCAATCTGACGAGCAATGTCACGCTGTTTGATCGGCTGTTCGTGAAGATAATAGTGGTCAAGAAGGCGGCGAAAAGCCAAGTCTTCTATGATCGACAAATGATGTGTATGTGACTTGTAGTCACCAATGTGAAACTGGTAGTAGTGCATTGAAGCAACTCCGCAAATCTCCCAGAAAGAAACTACGGCAGGTGGGGAGTTCACTTTTCCCGAGGCTCATGACTTCCTCGGTAGCCGGGTTTCAGATAACTATATCACTTTTTCGGTGGAACACCAAAATATTGTTTTGTTCCGTCACCTTTGTCTTTACGCAAGATTGTCCACATATGCTCACGCTCCAATCGAGCCAGCTTACTGTGAGGGCTGGTTGTCGGTAGGTAACGGGCAATCTCCGCTGCTGACGCTCCCTCCTTGCGTGACAGGATCAGCTTCAGACGACCCATTTGTGTCGGTGGTTTCTTTTGGAACATTGTTAACATTTGACTTTCCTTTTGAAAAGATGGCTTCCCATCGGTTTGAAAACTCCTCTGCGGACACAGAGAAGGGTCTTGGTGAACTTCCTTTGCCACTCATTTTGGTGACCTCTTAAAACTCTTTTGCTTTGGTCTAGCGTGACCAACGTGCCAGTACCCGCAATGAGGGCAGCGGTAAGCCTCCATTGGGTTATCTCTGCGCCGACCAACAATGACCAGCGCCAGTTCTTTGGTTGGCAGTTTGTCTTTACCAGCACATTGGCTGATCTCGTCTGTTTTGTATGTCATTCCTCTCTCTCTTTCAGCATGGCATCAGCACATTTATATGAAAAATGTGCAAGATCAATAAATTGATATTTTTGGTGATATTCTGGGTCTTCAGACAATATTGCTTGCATTGCCTTGGCTGCAAAGTAGTCACGCAAGGTCATGCCTTCCCATTTAACATTTGCCAATTCTGCTACTGCAAAGGCTGGCCCACCTGTGTTTGTATTGCTCATGTTTATGCCCTTGAATATGCAATGATTTGCACTGGTGGGTTGTAGTTGTTTGGCTTGCCCTTGTTCACAGAAGCAGCCAGTTCAGTCTTGCTAAACAAGCCTTTAGCTGTTGACAAATCAAAGGCATTGCCACGGCTCTTAGGCGTACCATCAGACCAGAAGTTACTCACAGTTTTTTGGAATTTTGGCTCCTCTGTGTAAGAATATTGCTTGTCGGTCAAAACATAGAAATAGTTGTTCTTCTGTGTTTCACTCTTGCGAGTAACCTTCTCAAACTCAATGTAACCTTCTGCCAAAAGTTCATCACGAACTTCTGCGGCACTGACTTCAAAGCGTGAAGCCATGCGGTTAGCGATCTTGCGATGGTGATCGTTTGTCAGTCTCAGTTGTTCTATGTAGTACAACTTAGCGAGTGATTTGCTCAATGTAAATTCTCCGATTGAAAAGATGTTCCAGCGTGACGACAAGAAGTGCTTTGGTAGCGGCTTCTACATCATCAGGATGGTCTGTGTAACGGTTAACAAGTGAAATTGCGTAGTCTAGCAACGCTTCACTTGCCGCATATTCGTCATGGTCATGTTGATTCATGTTGCAAAGATTACACGAAAAAAAAGTTATTTGTATTAGGGAAAACACCTATATAAAACAGCTTTTTTTGGGTTAACAATAGAGGCTCAACACAACCAAAGGAATGATATGAAAATCACTTTATCCCGTCAGGAAATCGAGCAAATCTTGATTGACTATGCAAACAACTTGGTCAAGGGCTACGGCTTCAATGAAGTTGTTACCAGTTCTTATCGCGATATTCCACCAAGCGTTGACTTGGTTAAAGAAGAACCAAAGGAGCAAGAATGAACACACAAGCCTTGAAACAAGTACGCAGCTTGTTCTGCGTTGACGGAGTGCCAGTTAGTACACAGCGACACAATTGCCGCCAGTGGGTTAGGTCAATTCGTTTCCTTGGCGACAAATGGCTGTTGGCAAAGAAAGTAGAGCGTGTATGACCGAAAACGATCTGTACGCAATGGGCATGGAAAGCCCAACAGCTTGGGCAAAGATGGAAGAACTTTGCAAAGCGTTTAACATCCCATACCCACCACAATTTAAGGAATCAAAATGAATGTCTATCAAAAACTCAACATGGCTCGTAGCGAGTTTCACAAGATTGAGTTGAAGAAATCAGGCCACAACAAGTTCGCTGGTTACAAATACTTTGAACTTGCAGACTTTGTTGTCCCGGCTCTTGAAGTGTTTAATCGTGTGCGTCTTGTCAGCGTCATCAGCTTTTGCCACGATGTTGCCACAATGACCATCATTAACATTGACGAGCCATCAGAGACAATCGTTATCACCAGCCCAATGTCTGAAGCCAACCTGAAAGGCTGTCACGCTGTTCAGAACCTTGGTGCTGTTCAGACATACTTGCGCCGTTATTTGTGGGTTGCGGCTTTGGAAATCATTGAGCATGATGCTATTGATTCGTCTAAGCCAGTTGAAGAAAAGAAGGTAATCATCACTCCAGCACAAGGCATTGCAGACAGCTTGCCAGCGGAGGAAATGGAATATCTAAAGGAATTAGCGGAAGATTTGACCGCTAATGTGTCCGAGGGCGATCCTAAGAAGGCTTTGGCAAGGCTTGAAGGGGAGAACCTAGAGGCAGATCAAAAAGTAGCGTTGTGGACGCTGTTAGACAGCAAAACACGCAGTGCAATTAAGAAAGCAAAGGAATAATCATGCAATACGACAACAGCAATCGAGGTGCTATCTTCAAGAATGACGATAAGCAACAAGACAACCATCCTGACTATAAAGGTAGCCTCAATGTCAATGGCGTTGACTTGTGGGTATCAGGATGGCTTAAAACGAGCGAGAAGACGGGTAAAAAGTTTTTGAGCCTGTCAGTCAAGCCAAAGGACGCAGCGCCCGTTAAAAAGGCTTCTAAAGCGTCTAGCGGGTTTGATGATATGAATGACGATGTGCCTTTTTAACCAAGGAAATCAAATGAAAAAACTTGTTATTGGTGTTTACCTTGCAACTCTTGCCACAATGACTTGGGCATCTTGCAGCACTCATACATACTTTATCAACGGTAGAACAGTGATTTGCACTGTGTGCTGTTCAGGCAATAACTGCACAACCAACTGTTTCTGATTAACGGGGGAAAGCGGATGCTGGTGGTACGCCGTAATCAGTACCAAGCAATTGCACCAGACGCAGCGAGTACCCCACCTACAAGGAAGAAAATGAGTTACGCACAAACTGAAATGAAGGTCGTTCAATGGGGTGAGGCTAGAGGGATTGTCCAGAACAGCAACCCTAAAGCACAAGCCAAGAAGACCGCTGAAGAACTACAAGAGTTGTTTGACGCGATTGAAGCAAACGACAGAGAAGCCATGATTGACGCATACGGCGATATTCTCGTTACCCTTGTGATGGGTTGCGCCACTGCTGATCTTGACCTTGTGACTTGTTTTAATCACGCCTATGACCAGATTAAAGACCGCAAGGGCTATCTGACACCAGAAGGCATCTTTGTTAAGGAGGCGTGATGCTTTGCGATACTTGCGAAACTGCTTCTCATTGCATCAGCCACGGTTGTATGGACAAGCCTAGAACTGCGCTTAACAAGCAAGTCTCAGGCAGTCACTACAAAGACAAAGGCATCCAGCCAATCGTCTATATCCATGCAAATAATTTGGGTTTCTGTGAGGGTAATGTAGTTAAGTACATCACCCGTCACAAAGAAAAGAATGGTGCTGCTGACATTAAAAAAGCAATCCATTACTTGGAACTCCTACTTGAATTGGAATACAAGAATGATGCCGTTTGACATTACGCGATGCGATCCAGAACACCCGGATCACTATTGCCATAACTGCAAGCTGTATATCAATCACCCAAAACAAACAATGGGCCAAAGAACACCTGTCGTATTGGTTGAGACAAGTGCTTCTGAAGCCTGTTGTTATGTGCCTGTTAGCCGCCTAGAACTTCTAAGGCGTGGTTAGTGTGCTTGATACGGTCATCAAGACCGATAGTCCCGCCATTGATCTTTTTGGTCAGTGCTGTGTGATTCAATACTTCAGCCAAAGCATTTAATCGCTGTGTGTTCCAAAAGAAGCCAGCGGTTAGTGCTGCGTACTGAGGTGTAGCAACAAGATCAGGCTCCATCACAAAATCAACGCCCAAAGCCTTGCCAGCATGGAAGTAGTTAGCTGATCCTGTCAATTGGATACAGCCACGACCACGGAACCGAAAGCCATCACCAGAAGCCTCATCACGGTTGCCCATACGATTTGCGTACACGTAGTTGGCGATCTTTTTAGGATTGCGCTCGTATTGTTTAGCAAACTCTAATGTTGGGAAACGCTTGGGCCACAGCTTTGCCAGAGTCTCAGCGCGATAGTTCAGGTTTTCTTCCAGCATCTTGAAATGACCACATTCGTGACCACACTGCCCGATAAAGGCGGCTTGCTGACGAGGCGTAGCAATATCAAAACGCTTGAATGTTTCGTTCAGCGGATCAACCCACTTTGAGTCAATATGCAATGCCTTGAGTTGTTCAGCGTTGACCATTTACGATTTTCCTCATTTCGTTGTAGGAGTCGATACAGGCGTTGAGTTGGTTGATGGCTTTGTCTCCGTCTGCGGCGATTTGGGCGATGAGTTGGAGGGTTTCTCGCTCGGAGTCAGAAGGTTGATTAGCCTGTTCGTCAGGTTTGGCTCTTTCTTCTGCGCTATTTCCGCTGGCAACGGTGGTACTTGCGGGGGCTTGTACACAACTTGTGGTCGGGAGCCGCATCCTGCCAGTAGCAATGAGGCGATTAAGATCAGTTTGTTTTTTGTTGACAACATCGTTAGCCTTTCTTAATTCTTCATCTTTCTGGTTGACAGTAAGAACCATCTCTTGTTCTTTGGCGCGAGATTCCTCATTCTTCTTGGCAATCTCTACTTGCATCTCAGCATCACGCTGTGTCCAGCCTTTGTGATGGCCTGTGAAGTAGGTAGAGACAACAAGGATTGCCGCACCACCAATAACCCAAGGAAGTGGTATGCCAAACATCATTTATCCTCAAGTCGTGCGGCGGCAATTACTTGGCGCTCGTCATCATCTTCAAGATGATCTGGCGGTGTTGTAGGTGGTGGGCCGGGAGTCCACGATTCATCCAACTCAGGGTTTTTAAAGCCCATCCAGTTGAAGTCAGGAAGGCTTGATTGGTTGGTCTGGTTTTGCGGCTGAGGCACAGGAACCGCAGCCGCTGGTGGCTTTGGGGAGAATGTTTGCGCTGCCGCCCCCACTGCTCGTTTGCCCACAACTCCACCGATACCACCCACAATCAGCAGAACAATGTCGTTCAGCATCTTTGTATATGCTTGGTCAATCGGAGCCATTGCCTTGATCGGTTGCGTAACAAATGTTACCGAGTACAGCAATGCACCGACAATGAATGTCAGGATTAGCGTAATCATCACGACTACGAAACCCCATATCCTGACCTCAATTTCGTCAGCGGACAGGTGTTGGCTCTGAGGCTGGTCTGGTTTGCTCAATTTGTTTCTCCAATACGGGGGCTACAAGATACTCCGGGCAAGTCTGCGTAAACTGGCAACGAGGCTTCTGACATTGCTCTTTGTAAAAGTTGTCAGGGTTTTGGCAGAAATAGCGGTACTGGTCTTCACAAGCAGTAAGAACCAAACACAGCATTAAGATTTTCAGGACTTTCATTAGCCTCCAAATGGAATATTGGATTTTATGAACTCAATGATGGACTTGGAATCTTCAACAGGCAAGACATACAGAATGTCAAGCAAGTGGTGAGCGATGATAGCTCCACAGCAGAACTTGAGGAATCGGTCAAACCCAAGTTTCCAATCTGTGCCAACATCGAACCACTTGAGAAGTTTCCACACATCTCAACACCCGTTCTTGCGACAGAAAGAGAACAACTCCCATCCACCCCACATCAGGATCAGGAAAATCACAACAGACAGAGTAATGGCAATCGCCACTTCAAGGTCTTCTTTGTCCTTTTGCTTCTTGCGCCGAGCGTCTTCCTTGGCCTTTCCAGCGGCTTTAGCGGCCTCTGCCTCCATGACCGTAGCCCGAGCCTTGATCTTCTGCCAAACATCCATCTTGTTGGCGTTCCAGAACAATCGTTTCAGGTCTTCTTCAAACTCTTTCTGTGAGTCAATGGCAAGTTCAATCTCAAGAGCCTTGCCCATAGAAGAACCACCGAATGTCCCTGCTTTGGCAGCTTCAGCAGACGCAATAGCATTGGCCTTGGCATCGAAATACTTGCCAAGCATTGGAGCCAGAGACTCCACACTTTTAGCGGTAGCACTGGCCTTTTTGACCAGAGACACCGCCTTATTAACCGCATCAAGTGCGGCTTCTGGATCAAGCAGCATACCAATCATCTAAGCACCCACTGAAGAATCGGCATAATTGAAAAAGCAGCCCAAATACACAAACAAGAAACAAGGGCAGCAGCTACGAAAGCTATTGCCCAATCTTTCATGATTTGTCTGCCTTACCGTCTAACTTATCAAAGATTTGTCGCAGAATGTCTTTGACTTCTTTAATGTCAGCGCGATAGTCATCCTTGGTCACATAGTCGTGAGGCAGTTGCTTCTCAAGTGCGCTCAGATTGTCTTCAAGGCGTTGCAATCGTTGCATGACTTGATAGAACACGAATACCGCAAGAAACCCTGCAACCGATACTACAAGGTTAAAGAGTTGTTGATTGTCCATGTCACGACTCGGCTAAAAAAGATGGTTTATTTTAAACGGAGCAAGTTAATCA